TGTTAATCCGTATGTTGTATTACCTCCTGATAAAACTAATGTATTTGACTTGTAATCAGTACTTGAAGTATTTAGCTTTTTAGATTTTTTTAAGAAGAACCACAAGTCTTGCTGAACTCCGAACTTATTTATAAAAATAACCTTTGTACCTATTCCATATTTTGTGCAATCAATTCTTTTCACTATCAAATCATTTCCTGTTCCTGAATTAGGAAAAGTTACAGTAGTACTTGAACCTGTATAAGTTTGGTATCCTATTGAATTTGTAGATGAAACATAAGGTATTGTTCCACTTGCATTTTCAGGTACAAATATCTCGTATCTACTTTTTGAATAATCTTTTGATATTAACCAAGCAGGAGCAGAATTTAAAAATGGTAGTGTAGGATTAGCACCTTCTAAAAAAGTTCCGTATGCTTCAAACCCAACATCTGATGAGGTTATTGTTGAGCCTACTATTGTCCCTGTGGCATTCGCTCCTGAATACTTTGTTATTACTGTACTGATTGAAACTGTTTGTGCATTGTAATTTGATACATAACTAATGTCTAAGTAATCTCTTGAAATCTCTGATATATCAAATGATGCGGTTTCCCCTTGAGCCACGTTTTTTACAATCCTATAAATTAAAACTGTATTGATTGAAATATCAAGCGATACAGAAAGAACACCCGAAGGTATTAAAGTGGATTTGAATTGTGGGTTTCTTAAAGCTAAATTTGCCATTGTTTATTTTTTTTGTCCGAATATTATTTGTTTCTCTATGTCCAAAGCAAATGCCTCTATAAGGTCATCAGGGAGGTTATACGCTGCCTTATTAAATGGCTTGGTAAAGAACTCGTTTCCTTTTAATCCTTGAGCAAATATGCTCCTTTGTAAAACAAAACCCATACTTATATTACTACCCCTTGCATACTGTCCCTTTTTATTCCTGAACCTTATGTTTTTTTTCTTTGCCCAATCCGCTAACATCTGCATCGGTGGCATTTTGTTTGTGTACCTAAATCTACTTGTAGGTGCTTTTTGATATCCACCTTTAACCAAACTTGGATTTGAACCCCTTACTCCTTCATCTACAAATTGTCCGTAGCTTTCCATTAAGAAGTCTAATAGGAACAGATTTTTTTCAACATCTAATTCATAAGATATAGAATTGTAAAGAGCACCATTGCCTTTGTCATCTTTGCTTAAATTAGACTTGGCTTGTTGCACTACATACTTTGCGTATTTTTCTGCTACCTCTTTTAAATTCTTGTAGTCCATTAACAGATTAAAATATCATTGTAAACTAAAACCTCCATTGTGCAAGTCCATCCTGCTAATTGGTTTTCAAACCTATCGTAAAAAGGTGTCATAGTTGAACTACCTTCCACTTGGTACATATCAGTATATAAGTCCCCCATTCTTAATCTTTGGGTCAGCTTATTTACAACCGCAAGTTGAGTGTTTAAAATATCCTGCAAGTTGTTGTTTCCGATAAATATATCTTCTGTTTTTTCTTTGGATTGATTTACAATATCACAAGCCAAAATACTTATGTTAAACCTCAACACCCTTTGGTCATCAGTTACACTATTTATTATCAAATGTGATAAAGGAAATATATCCTGCTTGTTTAGGTTTACATCTGTAATGTCCCCTGTTGTTACAGTATTAACATTCACATCTTCTAACAGTGCAGTTTTAATTTCTTGTGTAAGTTTGTAAAAACCTCTAACTCCTTCGTTTGCCATTACTTAAATTTTTTCTTCATTTGTTTATCTTCTAATTCACTTTTGTCCTTCATAAAACTTAACATCATAAAGCACTCGTGAAAGTTTAATTTAATGATATCTTTAAATCTTGTAATATCCCCTTGAGCGATTCCGTAAATACTTTGATACCATCCCCATTTGCTTGAGAATTGAGAAACTGAATCAAGACTTCGTTGTCCTCCTGACTGTCCAAATAGTTCGTCATAGTTTGCGATAATTCCAACCCTAAATTCCACAAAAAAAAAATTGATGATAAGACTGCATCCATTGGCATATCCAAAATTGCTTCTGCATTTTCTAAATTGTGCTCCTCAATACTGTACCTATCTTTTAAGGAAACTAAAATTGGTCTATAAAGTACATTCATAGCCTTTTCAATATTATCCCAATCACCAATGTAAGTGTCAAGTTCAATGTATTCCCCTAAGCCTAAATCGTGGAGGTTTGGATGAAAACCATAATTAACACCTTTTAAGGCAAACTTTTTTACAAGTGAAGGCTTAGTATCAAACATCCCTGTTAGCTTACCTGTAATCTCCTCAACATCACTAACCTTTAAAAGCATTACCTTTGTAAGTTCTGCATTGCAAAATATCTCAATCATTTTAGCATTCAGGAACAAAGTTTCTTTTGTGTTACCTTGAACTGTAAGAAACCTTTTATACTGCCTTAATGTAATCTCATTTAACGATGTAGGAATTTTTAGATTCAATTTCATATTTATATAACGTGTTTAAATTATGTTTTTACAAAAGTAAAGGTACAAAAAAAATGCATCCGTTTCTGAATGCATTTCTAATCGTTTGATTTATAATAGTTTTTTACCTCATATCTGCTTCGTAACAGGTAGATGAACAGAAATCCTTATTTGTATCTATCTCGGTTCCACAAGTTCCGCATTCGCCACCTTTTCTATCTATTGGGTTTATATCATCGTACCATTCCATAGTTATATAACTTTAATTGTTCCGTTTGCAAAGTGCTCACATATTATTCCTGTTGGCAATACTACAACCAATGTAGGCTTTATATTTAATTCTATTAATTTTGCTTTGATAATTCTTTTAAGTCCTTTCATCTGTTTTGGTTTAATGGGGTTTTTACACCCCTTTGTTATTTATTTTAACCTATTATCTGTTGTTAAATGATTGCTCATAAAAGAAAATGTTTGCTCTTTTTGTTTTGGTGCTATACTCAACAACCACTCATTCCATTTTTGATTGCTTTCAATATACTTAGGTGTAGATTTAACTTCATTAAATATATTGTTAAAAGTTTTTGGTGAGTATGCAAGGTTTCTTTCTTTCATTAACTCGTTTGTGATGTCTAAAAATGTTTTCATAATATTCTGTTTTAAGTTCCCTACAAATATAAAACATATTTAGTTATAAACAAAACATTTAATAAGTTATTTTTAAGAAATTAAATATTTACCTCTATTTGGGTTTTGTAATTGATATGAAATTGCATACCTGACCGCATCCAAAAGGTGGTTCCAAGAATCTTGTGGAGTTTTAGATTTCTTTTCAAGCCAAGAGTAATTGTTTAGTTCTTTGATTAAATTAATACTGTTTTCTTCTATGATTAAATCGTAATCCTGAAGCAATGAAATTCCGTATGTAATTGAACCCTGCCCTTTTATAGATTTGACTATGTTACAACCTTTTGATTTAAGTTCGTGCAAAAGTCGAGGTTCAGCAGAATCACCTACAATTAAACCATTCTTAGCGTGTTTTAAGTTAAGCACTGCAATCTCTGATGTAGTAAGAGCCTTTAAGTAAAAACATTCTTTTAAATAGATGATTTTGTTTACTGTATCAATATTAGTTTCTACAAGCGTATTTTCATCTGAAGCGAATCCGTAATCTTGACCAAAGACAGAAACACCTACTTCTTTAAAAGCACCTATTTTCCAATTATTAAATATAACACCCTCCGCTTTGTTTAGCCAACCCCCAAGCATTTGATGTTTATACTTTTCGGGTCGTCTTTGTTTTATGTTTTCTATCTGCTCTAAATAACTTTGAGATAGATTTTCTTCATTGTCTAAATATGTGGTATGTATATAAGTAGTATTTCCTTTTGTTAAGTTTGAACTTGGTGGCACTCCTTTATCTTCAAAGAATCTTGAATATATAAAATGTTCTTTAGTTGTTGGGTTCAAAATTAATATAACCCTGTTCTGCTGCTTGAGGTTTCTTACTGATAAATCTATCTTGTCAAATATGTTCTCATCCATAAGTTCTTCTGCTTCATCCATAACCCAAGTGCTAACATTAGTTAAGGACTTCAGGTTTGCAGTTTGGTCGCCTGATGATGTCTTTATCCCTTTAAATAATATCTTGCTTCCTGAACGCTTATTTACAATCTCATCTTTTGTTATGTGAAAATCCTGCTCAATATTTAAGGTTTCTATTTTATCTATAAATTCAGGAATGATTGAAATGTATGCTGATGATAAAGTGAATCTTGTAAACAGGATAGTGTGCCCTGCTTCATAGGTTAGCAACACCAACATTAAGTTTATTGAGTATGACTTTCCTGACCCACGCCCTCCTGTAACTATAAAGTAACGTGAATCTGAATCAGTTATTGGTGAATACTTTTTATCAACATCTATCACTTAAATTTAATCAGGTCTTTAAAGTTTACACTAAAGCCTTCAGAGGATGTTATATCTACTGATTCTTTTGGTTTGCCATATCTGTACCCAAAGTATAAAGACATCGCTCTACTGTCCCCTTTGAATATCTGTTTACCAAGTGTTCTAATCACTTCATCGTTATCAATTAGATTGTCAAGTTTTTCTATTAATTTAACCTCATCTGCTTTTGGTGGTCTACCTGCTCCCGCTCTTACTCCACCATTGTTTTTTCTATTATCCATAATTGAAATTCTATTGTTTATTTAATCTTTATACTTATATAACGTATTTCTTAATTGTTTTTATTTAAAACATTGTTAGTTGTTGTTGATGTGTCTTTAGTCTTTTCATTGCTGAATTATAATATTCTGTATCTAATTCACAAGCGGTTAAATCATATCCTAAATTATGACAAGCTAAAGCTATTGAGCCACTTCCCAAATGAGTATCTAAAATCTTATTTCCTTCTTTTGCGTAGTTCATTAAAAGCCATTCGTAAAGTTGTGGTGGTTTTTGTGTTGGATGGAACTTTTCAGATTTATTTTTGTAAGCACTATATCTAAACATTTTGTTAGCACCATTAAAAGACGTGTGAGCGTATTCGCAATCAGAAAAACTCAAACCTTTAGGTATTTCTTTATCCCAAATTATAAACTTTCCACAAACTCCTAAATCAAAATAATTACCTCCCCAAATAATTTGGTCTTTAGAAACTCTTAACAACTCATTAAAATAATTTTTTGTAGGTATTGCATTATCCCAATTTTTAGCCTTCCATTTTCTGTTTTTTGCTTTTGATGCTTTTGGAGTGTTACCTATACCCATATTCATATTGGCTAAGTCTATCCCATAAGGGGGGTCTACTATTGCAAGGTCAAAGTAGTTATCTTCATACCTTGCCATTAGTTGCATATTGTCCTCGTTTGTTATTTTCATTTTAATTGGTTTTGTAATCTATTGTAATTGTTGCTATTAGCAAATATAACCTAATTGTATTGTATTTAAAGTTTTCATCTGCTTTAATGTATTCGTGTCCCAATAAAAATCTATCGTGCGGAAAGTGAAAAGCAATCTCAAGTGTCCAATCTTCTACTTCCATTCCCAACTCCTTTTGATTAATTCTAACTTCTGTGCCACTTCATTTTCTTTGTCTTTAGGTATGTTATTCAATAAATTAAATAGTGGCTTATTCATCAGTTCTTCGTACTTGTCCTTTAGGTTATTGTATTTGTTTGTCACATAATGTACTTGGTCTATTTGGTCATAATTCAAACCCCCTTTAAATAGTAACATATTTTCCATCTCATCAAGCATTTTATTATGTTTCTTGTAGTAAGGATAATTCTTTTCTAAATGCATAACAGTAGCGTGGTTCATATCCTTTCCGTTCTCCTTAAAGAAAACTGCTATGTTAGTCCAACGCATTTGCAGCTTGTTTCTTAGAAGGTAGCAAACCAACGCTCTACAATCTACATAATCTCTTTTCCTTGTATTGTTATAAATGTTTATTTTTGATAGTGCTATAACCTTATTAGCAACCTCATCAGGTGTACTGTAATACCTATCTGATTCTATTAATTCTCCTATTGCTTTATTCTTTTTCATTTTGTCTTTTATTGTGTCTTTCATTATGTCCTCGTTTACTTCGTGTTTCATATTAATTGGTTCTTAGTTTTAAAAGGTGATAGCATTCTTCAAATTTTTGTCTTGCCTTTCCTTTATATTCTTGTTTAAATAATTCTAACATTCTTTTGGTATATTGGTATTTTGTATTACAATCTTTTAACCATTTACCTGCAAACACTTTTCCTTTGCCTTTAAAGTATTGCACATTATCAGCGGAATCCCCAATTATAAATTGTTCATAGAAATTAAACATTGCTTCATCTTCTGTAATGTCTAAGATTTCTTTGTGTTTATAATGGTAATTGTAAATCAAAGCAGGGAATTGTTTGTAATCTTTGTCAATAGAAACAATCATTACCTCATCCCTACCGAACTCTTTTGATAAATCATACCAATACCTTGCAACCATATCATCCGTTTCAACTCCATACCCCCAAATGCTATCGTAATGGTCTTTTACGTGTTGGTGCATTTCATTTAATAATGGTGGCAACTCTTGTTTTTTTCTGTTTGCTTTATATTCAGGAGTTATAAGTTTTCTGAAATTTCCTTTAGACCCACTAAATGTAAGAATCCTATCTATCTCATACATATCTTCCAACCTGTTTACAATAGCCATAAACTGCTCGTGATACTTATTTGCTGAATCAGATATATCACTGTAATATTTTTCATCATCAGGGTTTTCCCTTTTCTTGTAGCAACTTGCAAAAATTAGACTGTCTGCATCTATTAGTAATATCATTGTTTTGTTTTTAAATTATATTGTTTTTATAAGCCACAATAACCACTGTCGCATTCATTAAAGTCATCATCAAATAATTCTGTTTGTGTTTTCCATTTAATAATTTCTTTATACCTTATATCACTTCTCCATTTACTTTTATTTGTTTCTTGGTCTGCAAACCATTGCATTTTTTCAGGATGTTTATTATGCATCTTTTTTAAAAGCAAAGGACTTCTCCACCAACACCCTACACAATTATTCATATAAGCAAATCTAACATCCTTTTCTTTCCAAAACTCTTCAATAGTATCTTTATATATATTGTCATTAATTAAAGGAAATTCAGGTTTACAATATTTATAAACACCCCAAGAATTACGTCCATCTTTTAACTTTGTGAAAGTTGCTTTTACTTTTGTAAACCCATCTTCATCTGTTTTATCCATCATTTTAATTGCTCTTCTTGTTTCGTTTGCACGATAACCAAAACGCATTATAACAGGTTCTTTTACTACATCATACATCCAATGTAAAATTGGTAATGTTTTTAATTCAGTAGTGCAATATCTTGCCATTTTATTTGGCAAATATTTAGTTCCTTTTTTTGTTGTTATAATAGATTTATCAAAAGTTTTACCTGTAACCCAATCAATCTTAGAACCTATAAACTGCTCCAAGTCTAACATAGTGTAAATAATAGTGTCCTCTTCTAAAGTTCCTATAAACTCAACCCCTAACCTGTCAGATACTTCTTGCCTTAATTTAGCATCAGGAAACATACATTTTTTGTCATCTGTTCTAACTAAAGAAAACACATTGTAATCAGCAGGATAATTAGCTGCAATGTAACTTGATGTTTTACCACCGCTTAAACTGTTTACTTTAATCATAGTTTATTTGTTTGTTTTTAAAAAGTGGTGCAGCCATACTCTATAACTTGCGACAGTATTAAAAGTCAGCCACACTCTCCTTTTGTTTTTATTCTTTAAATATCTTGGCTAAAAATATACATAATACAAATGCCAAAAGTAGTTTCATTATAATTCTTTTTTAAATTCTTTATACTTTTCTTTTATATATTTATCCTCCTCTTTTACTGCTCGTTTAGCAAAATCATATAAGGAAGGTATGTCATATAATAATTCCCTTGCGTTTACTTCAATATCAATATAGCCATCTTCAATGTCTAATGTTTTTACTTGTAAATGTACTACACCTTTAGTGCTATAAATTTGTGTAATTCTGTCTAAAAAAAATTCTTTGTTTTCCATCTTATTCTGTTTTTGCGTTAATTTTTAATATGTTTTTTTGGTTTTCTTTTAAAACCTTTACTTGTAGGTTTATCATTACATCAGATATCATTGGGTCATTGCTTATGTGCTTCTCAATTTTAATCTTTATCTGATTCCATAATTCTTGACTTATCATTTTTTAATGTCTTTAAGATTGTGCTGCTAAATAAATAGTAAAAATATTTTCCGCTTAGTATTGATTTTTCAGTAGCAATAAACTTTGAGGTCTTTTCTGTTTTTAGGTTTGTGATTCTAATACTTAAACCGCCTTTTCTCCTTGAAGAAATTTGCATATTGTATTCACCCCTCATTACTTTATTAATTTAAGTTCTAACTTTTTAGCAATGTAATTAATATGCTTTTGAGTTTTTGATGACCAAGAACCTAACTGTAATAATTTGTCACCTGCTATTGTAGCAACGTGGGTAGTATAACTCCAAACCTGATTTCCTCTGATGCTTAAATTTTCTTTGTACTTGTTTAACATTGTGTTCTGTTTTAAAAAGGGGTTTTTACACCCCATTATTTTTATTTAGCTATTCTAAATCCTTTTCTTAGTGTATTTATTTGGTGTCTATAGTTATTCAAGCTATTAACAAATTTTAACGTATCTTTTTTAATATAAAATTTTACATCGTCTATTGTAACACCAAAATACTTTACGTTCTCGCAGAAATCTACATTACTTGCTCTCCACCATTCGTAAGCCATATCTGACGAAGATATAACACTTCTAATTGCTTTACCTTGTTCAAGAGTTACATTTTGATAAGAGTGTAATGCAGTATAAATTAATTCGCATTGGTTTTCAAAAAAAGATAATTCGCTTTCTCCGTCTAATTGCTCTAATAAGTTGCTGTAAGTTGTCATAATTTCTGAATTAATTTTTGTTACTAAAGTTTTCATAATGTTCTGCTTTTAATTATTAATTATATACAAATATAAACAAAAAAGTTAATAAAACAACTATTTATTCAAAAAACTTTTAAATTATTTATATTCTTTATTTAGGTTGATTAATACTGCATCATTCTCTTGAAGCAAATAAACGTCTTTAAGCAATCTTTTCTTTGTCCACATCGTAGTATCAGGACAATACTTTTGAACCGCTTTAGGCATCTTTAAAGTGTTTAACCAATACATAAAGTTTCCCTTTGGGTCAGCAACAAAATATATCTTAACAACATCATCTCCACCAATAGCCATAAGAGCATCGTATTTATCTTTTTCAAGCATCTTATCAGGATAATGTTTATTTCTGAATTTCATTTCAATAACACATTTTTTTCCTTTTGGTGTTAATCCATAAGCATCATATCTTGAGGAATTATCTTCAGGAACTTTTAAATCCCATCCATCAAAGTTTAATATCTGAACAGTTACCTGTTCTAACTTTTTGATTTTACTGATTCCCATTATCCCATATAACATTCAACTCTTTGACCCATTGTTTTATTCTCCTTGGGTTGCAGGTGCAGGGTTCACTATATTTATGCTTGTAATATTTAGCGTGTAGTTCGCACACCATTTTGTATTCAGCATTTGAGATGACTTGTTTTGTTGCCAATCTAAACTGCTCCCAATCTTTTCTGTCGAGTTCTTCAAAATTTACCATCTTTTTATTGTTATTTCATTAAACTTTTTTCTCCTTTTGTTACAATTACATTTCGTTCCTGCAATCTTATGATACAGTTCTACTATAAACTTAATTCCTGTGTACTTTGTAAAGTAATAAATTGCGTTCCCTATTTTCATTTTATTTGTTTTTTAATTACACAACTTGAAGTTTTTTAAAAATTCTTTTTTATTAACCATCATTGGGTTCCAAATATCGTCAAGCCAATATGCCTCTATTGTATGTCCTGTAATGTGAACTCTACATATTTTGCCCTTATTAAAGTTTAAATAGTCATTTGTTAAAGCGTATTTTTGCCATATTAAAATTTCATTATTTATCATATCTGTATTTTTTTATTTGTTTTTAAGTTCTAAATGCTTCTGTAAACCTGCCAACGCCCTCCAAGCTACTTTTGCTAAATGAAGCGTTCCATCCGTATCATACTCCTCTTTTGTGGAATCTAATAGGTGTCTTGTTAATGAATCGTATTCACTCCCTGATTTTGACCTATCCCAAGCAAGTGGTTTATTTGGGTTGTGTTGTTCTTGACCTGCAAAGCTGCACTTTGACACTTCTAATAGTGCATCAGGAAAATAAGTTAAAACCCCTGAAAAAACAGGTAGTGATTTTCTTTTATCCAACTTTTCTACTTGGTCTAATTCTTTGGTAAATTCTTTTGATACTTCTAATAACTTTTCTAAACTGTTCATACTTTTTATTGTTTTATTTCTGTTAAATCAAAATCTTTTGTTGCTGCATCATAATAAATGAAATATACAGGTTTTTTATATTTGTTTTCATAATTTTTATGAAGTACTTTAATATTTTCTTTGGTTCTTTGTAACTCCTTATTGTTAGTTGTTTTACTTTTATATGTTAATGGTTTTACTTGTACTGCAAATGATTCAGTTTCCAAATCAACTGCAAAGTTTACATCTTTATCTTCACCTGCATATGTAACTTTTAAGCCATATTTTTCTTGTAATAATGTTATTGCACCTGCTTCTTTTCTATAACCATCTACCGACTGCTTAATGACCCTGTGTTTAAAATGTTCTGACCATTGTTTTTTTATTTCATTTTCTTCAATTTTAGAAAACTTTTCTTTTAAAAAATTAAGAGCAATATTGTAATGGTTTCTTACTTTTGTTTTATTGCATACCTTTTTAAAATAATTATAAAAACTTGTGTAGGTTATAATTCCATTTTCTTTTTCACACATTTTAATCATCAACATAGTGCTTCCTATACTACTTGCAAAAAACGCTTGTTTGTATTCGTAATTTTTATCTATTGTTCTAAAATCTATTTTCACAATAATTTTTTTAATTTACTTTTTACTTTGTGATATGTATTGTAAAGTGAGTAATATTGTATTTTTGACTTCCTTGATAGTTCTGCAATAGTTTCACCTGCTTCAATTATCTCATAAACAACTCTGTCATACCAAATCATATTAGAAAGTGAATTATTTATTTTTTGATACTCCTCGTCAAAGTCTAACATTACAGAAAAGTTTTCTTTATAGTATTCAGCCTTGTAATTCTCTTTGCTATCAAATTCTTCATCTTCATCTAATCTAACAAATTTAACGTTTTTACCTCTCCTTTTTAAGTCTATAAATATTGAGTTTAAAGTTTTAAATATGTAATAGTAATTTATTTCATCTTTGTCATACATTATATCAGTGCCCCATTTCTGTATTGACTTCTGAATTTTAATGTACATTTCCTGAACTATGTCTTCAGCGGTTTCATCTGAAACTCCAAAAGAGCCAACGATTTCAACCCAAACTTGATGCTTTTTAAAAATCTCAATTACTTCTTTACTCATTTTTTTATTTTAAGGGGTCGTATAAATCCCTGACAACTGTTGGCATACCATAATTATTAACTTCAAAACTAAATGAAGGAAACTCAAACCCTCTTGAATTTTTACACTTTACAGTAATCCAATCTTTATTCACAGGATTCTTTTCCAACTCAATTTGTGTTTCTACTTTTTTTGCAAGATAACTTCCAAGGTGTCCTGTCATTTTATCTGAACCAAAATTACTATGTATTACTGTTAATATATGACATTTATATTTAGTGGAAATTCTCATTAACTTTTGCACAACCTCCACACAATCTTCCTCGTTATTTATGGACTTCACCAAATCAGTAATTCCATCAATTATAACTAAAGAAGGTTCTTTAATTTTAGTTTTTAAATAGTATTCTATAAAGTCTAATTTATCATTATTGTTTAAAGTTCTTAATGAATAAGTATGATATTTACTTTTATCAATACTTGAATCCATTTCAACTATTCTTTTAAATATGTTTTGACAATGCCACTCTCCCTGCTCCGTATCAAAGTGAATAAGGTTTCCGTTACCTCTATGACCTTTTAAATCCCCTCCACACTTATTTGACCCACTCATAAAAACAGAGCCTAATAATGACACAAAAAACGTTTTCTTTGTTTTAGGTGGTGCACTAATTACTGATATATTTCCAAACGTACCAATTGGAACGGGTACCAACATATCACCATCTCTCTTTCTTATAACTCTTTCACCTAATGAAATTGCAACAGGTGGATATTCTAATTTTTTATTTATATCGATTTTACAATCTTCTTCTAAAAATTGCATATACATCTCTTTCTCCGTTGCTTCCGCTTCTGTCATTCGTCTGTTCATTGTCTGTTTTGTTTTGTGTTCTTATTAAAGGTAAGCTAATTTATAAAAAAAAAAGGGAAACTTTTACATTTCCCTATCTTTATTTAAAATGGAAAATCTGCTTCCACTTCTTGCTTAGCAGCAGCAGGTGCTTTTGCTTCATCCCTTTCAGCGGTTTTAATAACCCCATCTGTCCAAACTACTTTAGCATTTCCAAGAGTAACCTTTGGCTTTTTAGCTTCACGTTCTTCTCTTGATTGCCCTTCGGTAATCCATACATTGTTTCCGAACTTGGTTTCGTCTTTTACTGTCATAGTAAACTCGTAATAAACTGCTCCATCTTCTTTAACGACAAATCTCTCTTTTGGTAATTTGTCCACTCTGATACTTGCTACAATTGTTGCACTCATAATTTTAATTTAATTTAGGTTAATGTTTAATTTTTATTATTCAGTAATATCGAAATCTGCGTGTTCTTTACAACCTGAACATATATCTGTACCATTCCAAGGTACCTCTCCGCAGCAATTTGATTCTAACATATTATTTATATTTTGAAAAAGCACCAAAGTTAAACCTTATTGCACCTTTGTTATCCCTACAAGCCAAACCCATTAATTTATTGCCATCAAATTCACTGTACCATTTCCAATCCCTTAGCTTTAGATTGTAAGTTTGTTTAACTCTTGAGCCATCATTAATAAACTCATCTGAATTAAGTTTAATTTGTATTACAGGATAATCGTATAATTCAATTCCAATTCCAAAATTAAAACAAGCACGTTTAAAACTATCACTTGCCAAACCTTTTTGAGAATCAGCCATACTTTCCGTTCCTGTATCTTCTTTAGAAACCCATTGCTTATTTTCAGAATCCCAAACTGAAACAATACAATTTCTATTATCTCTTGTATGTTCTCTTTTCCAACCTAAAACACCACAAACTTCATTGAGCCTTTTTATATCAACTCTTGCGTCTTTATAGGCTAATATAGTAGCATAACCGCCCTTGTTAATTGATTGCACCCTAAAATCAATATCCTGAATTAATAAAGGGTCTGATAATTTTTTTAAATAATCTTGTTCTGTGTTCATTTTTCTATTGTTTTATAATTAATTATTTTCGTCTTGCATTTTTAAACTGTGGTCAAGTTGCATCTCTAAGAATTTAATGTTAGATAATAATGCTTCAATTCTGTTCTCGTACATAACCATTACGCTTTGAG